CCTATGTCAGGATTCTTAGTAGAGTGAACATAAGTTCCGTCTTCACTTTTACGGACTGATACTAGATTCAATGAATTTTTCATAATTCCTTGGATTTTTTTGATTAAGACTGCGGTAATACAATCCCTGAATGATTAAAATAATAAGCACAATTACCTGCGCAATACATAGTTTGGGAGCAGAGGCATTGAAAAATGCCGCCTATAGCTATGATCTGCCTACCATACATATAATACTGATGAGTACAAACAAGCCAATGATGTACTGATAGTAAGTATGAATCAACGTAGACAGAGTAGTGCCATAGTACTCCGCCATGCCAATGCACAGTACCTATACTTTTTATTTTTTAGTACAGGTAAAATGCATTTAGCATGCGCAGATTAGGATACATACCCGACTGTAGGGGGTACCCTCACTGCAAAATTTAATTGGGGAGCAAATCATTAATACCTCTTAAGCACGCCAAACACATAACTTTTAGGAGGGGCATAGTGAAAATAATTCATGGTGCGGGGGCATGTTATTGGTAAAATATTTTTATAGGATTTAAAATTTTAGTATATTGTCATTATAGGTAGGTTAATAACTTAAAGAATAAGGCATGAGCAATTGGGAGAATGAGGGTTATGATGAGTCAGCAGGTTTGACAGAAATAGAGAAGATACAGTTAGATGCTGTTATTTTAGATATAGCGTATAATAATGCATGGTTGTTATTGACTGGTGAGTTGACGTTTGAGGAGTTGATTCCTAGTGAATTCAATAAAGACAAAGAGGTGGTAATAGCTTATGATCCTAATGACGGTCCGCAGCGTGAAGGCTTAGAGAACATGTTAACGTACTTCGTAGAAAGAGAAGAATATGAGAAGTGTTCAAAAATAAAAGAGATAATGGATCAGATCTATCCAAAAGTAACTAAAGCTTAATATTATGCCAACAAAGAAAAAAAGTACAGTAAACAGTTCAGGTAACTACACTAAACCTGGGATGCGTAAGAGATTATTTAATTCAATCAAGGCTGGAAGTAAAGGCGGGGGAGCAGGACAATGGTCTGCACGTAAAGCTCAAATGCTCGCAAAACGTTACAAAGCAAACGGAGGCGGATATAAAACAAAGAAGTAATGAGCAATAAAATATCAGAGAAAACTGAATTAACATTAGATTTAAAAACATTAATAATTATAGTGAGTTTTGTTGTGACCGCAGTGGGTATGTGGTTTGCTATACAAGCAGACATACAGTTAGCTAAAGAGTTGCCAGAACCAGAAGTTAGTAGAACTGAATATGATTTAAAAGATCAATTGATTAGGGAGACTATAATGAATACTCAAGAAAAAGTAGAGCAGAATAGTGAAAAACTTGACAAAATAGATGAAAAGCTTTATCAAATAATAAAAAAGTAAATTATGAAAAAGGCTTTAGCACTATTACTTTTGATGTTTGCTTGTTGCACTATGTACTCTCAAGAGTATGTTTTACTAGAAATAAACTCTGAGTGGAACTGGTCAAATAAGGCTAAGATTGATGAAATAGAGGGTGTAACTTATAAAGCAGCTTATTTAGAACAGCAAACACTAAGTTTTAAGAAAAAAGTAAAATCAGTACCGTTAGTCATATTATACAAAGACGGTAGACCTATTAAGCGTTGGCAAGCTGATTTAAGCTTTAAGTTAATTATAACTAAAGAGCAAGTATTAAAAGCTATAGAAAATAAAAATTAAACGATGGACCCAAAGAAATTAAAAGAAATATCAAGTCAATTAAAGAAGGCATCAGCTATGCATAAAGCACAGGCTGTTAAGATAGATAAACTTATAAAGGCAATGCCAAAGAAGAAGAAGTAATGGCAAAAACTAAGCAACAGAAGAGTCTTACTAGATGGACTAAGCAGAAATGGAGAACGGCAAGCGGAAAGAAATCATCCGAAACGGGAGAAGTGTATGCACCATCTAAGACTATATCTAAGCTAAAAAGTACTAAGAAAGGTAAAAAGAAATTGGCTGCAGCTAACGCAAAAAAACGTGCTGCTACAAAGAAAGGTAAGCAACATTCTAATCACGGATTGCATAAAGGGAAGAAAAGATGAGTACAATATTACAAGATATGATGGGTATGCTTTCAAGAAAGAAAGTTAAGAAAGTTAAACTAGATGATTATTTTATTATATCTAGGTATGAAACACCCCATGAAAGGTTAAAACCAAATCCAAAAGTAGATACAGAATTAATATTAGCAAAAGACCTAGTATCTTTTGTAAATAATAATACTTCTAAATTAGTTACACTAGAACCTTTTAATCTTTTAGCTGGTGCTGGAAGATCTTCTACAATGCCCACTAATTATAACTTAATAGATATATCTTGGGATGGTCTTGGAAGTGGAGACTACATTCTTAACTTACCACCTGCATCTTCATTAACATATAGAAATATCAGAATTATTACAGATGGTAGTTTAGATAATGGAGCGCAAGATAAGATTTTTATTACTGCAGCTTCAGGAGATACTATAGATGGTGGGGCAGATTTTGAGATTTCTAAAAGATATGAAGGTGCATCTATTTGGTCTAATGGTGCAGAATGGATTGTTATACAAGCTAAAGCACATTAATTATGGCAAAGAAAAAAGATAGTAGATTAGCAAGAGCAGGAGTAACTGGATTTAATAAACCAAAGCGTACACCTGGACACCCAAAGAAGTCTCATGTAGTTGTAGCTAAACAAGGAGATAAAGTAAAGACTATCCGCTTTGGGGAACAAGGGGCTAGTACAGCAGGTAAACCAAAAGCAGGTGAGTCAGCTAAAATGAAAGCTAAGCGTAAGAGTTTTAAGGCAAGGCACGGAAAGAATATTGCTAGAGGTAAAATGAGTGCTGCATATTGGGCAGATAAAGTAAAATGGTAAGATGACAGAGGAGAATTTAATAGAATTAGGATTTCAAAAGGTATTGGTTACAGAAGAGGAGTTAGAACTAGACTTTTATTATTTTGAAAAAAGCATTAATGGATTATCATTCCTTACTGGGAATAATGCTGAAGCCGAAGCTACTGGAAACTGGTATATAGAAGATTCTTCTTTTACAATTAGGATATGGCAGTATTCTGAAGCAAAAGATCTAATTAATATAATAGAACGTAACTTAGTTTTAAAATAAACACGTAAACTTTTTTTATTTAAACTATTTTTATTATTTTTGTTTTTATTCATCACATAAAAATAAAGATAATGTCTGATTCTAAAATTAACACAGATCTTCAAGACAAAGATCCTCAAATGTCAAAGGAAGAGCTTTCTCAAAGAAGAGAAGAGATAACAGCTTTTTATAAAGACAACATTCCACACTTAGAAGTACAAGCGGATTATGAAACATTGCTAGCTGCTATTGAAAAGGCTAGAGCTGAAAGAATGCAAGCACAAATGTTTATGGCTCAACAATACGCTTCTCAAAAAGGTGAAGGTGCTCCTGATCCTAACTCACAAGAAGGAAAAGCATTTCAAGAGGCAATGGCTAAAGCAATGTCAAATGAAACAGCTTAGTTTAGGAAGTACAGGTTCTGAGGTAAGAGTTATCCAAACTGTAATGGGTATTAAAGCCGATGGTGTATTTGGACCACTTACTGAAAGAGCTGTAGAAAGATTTCAGCTATCTAAAAACATAGAAGTAACTGGTATTGTTACCTCTGATGTTTGGATATTGATGTTTAATGCAAACTATGATAATACTGAAGCAATAGATCAAGATACTGATATATCAGAAGAGTACTTTAGTACTAACTATGATCAAACAGTACATAGACACTATTTACCAAAAGACGAGTATATCAAAGGTCCAATTAAAAATGATTATGTTGTATTACATCATACAGCGGGTAATGCTAATCCATATGCTTGTATAGACTATTGGGCTAGGGATTCACGTGGTCGTATAGCAACAGAGTTTGTATTAGGCGGTCAAAATCACAGAAATGGAAATAATGAGTTTGATGGTGTTATGGTTCAAGCTTTTCCAGATGGATGTCAAGGATGGCATTTAGGTAGAACTGGTTCAGGTTTTATGAATCGTCACTCTGTTGGTTTAGAAATATGCAATATGGGATATTTAGATGTAAACGATAATAGTTTTAGAACTTATGTTGGATCTAAATGTATAGAGTCTCAAATATGCACTTTAAAGCAACCGTTTAAAGGTAAGCTACATTGGCACAAGTATTCTGATAGGCAGATTGAAGAGACTGAAAAATGGATTAGATATGTAGGAGAAAGAGATGAAATAGATATTAGACTAGGGCTTAAAGAGTTTATTTTAAAGTATGGGCCATTAAAAGCTTTTGGTTTTCAGCAAAGCGCTTTTTATGGAAATATAAAAGGATTATTAACACATGGCAACGTTAGAAAGGATAAAGTAGATTGTTATCCTAACCCAGATCTTGTTGACATGATATTAAGTTTATAAATATGGCTATAGTAAATAAAGTAGATTTAAAACATCAGGTTGATATTAATACCTTAATTAAATATCAGATAGTTACACATTGCTTTTTTAATAATATATCAATTAGCAATTCAGATTTAAAATTCTTAACTGAATTATCTAAAAATGTAGGTGTAGAGTTAACTAAGTTTTGCATTGAGGCAGTTAGTAAGGGTATTTTTAAAAGCGCTCAATCAGCCAGAAATGCAATAACCAAAGCAGAAAAGAAAGGTTTAGTTATTAAGAATGGCAATAATAAAAAAACTATTTCATTAAACCCAAATGCAAATATACAGTCATCAGGTTTAGTTTTACTAGATTATAAAATATTAGGCCGTGAACCCAAAGAAGCATAAAGACTTTAAAAGTGGTATTGCCAATGAGGTTGGTGTACATCCTTCTGTAGTTGATGATTTTATATCATTTTACTATTCAAAAGTTAGGAAGAGTGTATCTTCCTTAGCATATCCTAGAATTAATATAGAAGGGTTAGGTACATTTTTTATTAGAAAGAATAAACTTAATAAAGCAATATTAAAAAACAAAAGCTTGTTAGGTAACATACAAAAGCAAACTTACAATGGGTTTGCACAAAGTCAAGACATTAAAGATAATATTAATCAAATGGAAGCAGCAATGATTCAAATTGAAAAAGACATACAAAATAAAAAAAACTTTAAAGATGATAAAAAGTAAATGGTCTAAATATTTAGATATATTTAAAAATGCTGATAAAATAGCTGATGGTATTAAAAATAATATATTTAAAAAAGAGCATGTTGAAGCAGTAGCAACTGATAGATTTCAAATATGCATTAAGTGTTCTTTATTTGATTCAAAAGGTGATGACTGTCTAGCGCCTGGAACACAACCCTGTTGTTCTGATTGCGGTTGTAGTTTGGCTTTTAAAGTAAGATCATTATCATCTGAGTGCCCTAAAGGTTATTGGTATGCTTATGTTTCAGAAAAACAAGAAGATTTAATAAATAAACAAATAGATAGCAATGAAAGTATTAATTAACTATATATACAATAATGAGTCTATACCTATTATAATAGGTTCAACAGATGGTTATTGGTATACTACAATAGCATAATTATGGGATTAAGATTTATAGAAGAAGGTCATGTGTATGAAAGTACTAATGATGAAAAAATAAACTGGCTTAGTGTAACATCCTTTATATCTAAGTTTAAACCTAAATTTGATAGAGATGGTCAAGCTAAAAAATCATCTAAAAATAAAAGGTCTAAGTGGTATGGTATGACACCTAAAGAAATTATTGCAGCATGGGATGGTGAAACAGATAGAGCAATAAAATTAGGTAATTTTTATCATAATCAAAGGGAAGCAGATATGCTAGATCTCAAAACAATTGGTAGAAATGGTATAGAAGTGCCTATTATAAAACCTATTGTTGATGATAATGGAATTAAACTAGCACCAAAACAAAAACTTGAAGAAGGTGTATATCCTGAGCATTTAGTTTATTTAAAATCAGTTGGATTATGCGGTCAAGCAGATGTTGTAGAGGTTGTTAATGGTTATATAAATATTAATGATTATAAGACAAATAAGGAAATAAAAGAAAAAGGATTTACTAACTGGGAGGGTATTACAAATAAAATGTATATACCAGTTAATCATTTAGATGATTGTAATTTGAATCATTATAACCTACAACTCAGTATTTATGCTTATATTATTAAAAAGCACAACCCTAAACTTAAAATAGGAAAGCTTACAATACAACACGTAAAGTTTAAGAAAGTAGGCGAAGACTCAAATGGATATCCTATTAATGAACATATTAATGGAGAGCCAGTATTAGAAGGAGTAAAAATATATGAACTTCCATACTTAAAAGATGAAGTAAATTCAATTATAATGTGGTTAAAAGATAAAAAATAATGGCATCAATACAATTAACACAAGTTTATTTAGCAGAAGCAGCACCTTTAACAAATCCTCCTACATTATATATTGTACAAGGATCAGAATCTTTTATTGCAATAAATCCTCTCATGTTGAGTGCTGTTGGCCCGGTTTATCAGCAAAATGGTAGTTTAATAGATGTACGTCAGATATATATAACGGGATCTACTATACCAATCTACGTTAATGATAGTTATACTACAGTAAAAGCTGCTATAGACGCATTATAAAATATAAAATTATGGTAATAAGATTATTTGATATTCAAAATAGTAAAGTTGTATTGACGGAGCATTGTTATGCTTTGCCATTTTTAAAAGGTATTATGATAGAATATCCCGATACACATATGGCTGTGTATCAGTATTTATTTTATATGTCATGTCCTAACCCTGATTTAAATCCTTTCTTTAACTTACCAGAACATGAGAAAGAGGATATAATTATAGAAGAGATTGAATTAGAAGAATCACCTGAAGACGGGATAATTATAAATGCTTTAGAGAAATGCAAAAAGCTTTATGAAACTCCAACTTACAGGGCATATGTAGGTATAAAGTCTATGCTAGATAGATTAGCAAAGTATATGGAAGTAACTGCAATTGAACATGGCAGGGATGGTAATATAAATGCTATGGTCAATGCTGCTGCTAAATTTGAAAATATAAGGCAGTCATATAAAGGTGCATTTACTGATATGAGACAGGAACAGGAAAGTTCAGTACGTGGAGGTGCTGGATTAGCATATGATCAAATATAATGGATAAAGAGAAAACAAATTGGCATTTCTGTTATTGGGATGAGCCAGAATTTAATTATAAACCAGTAAAAAAAACTAAACATGGGACAGAAAGTAATACCAGTAGGAAAGAAGTTATTGTTGAAACCAAAAAAACAAGACGAGTATAGTAAAGGAGGAATATTTATTCCTGATATGGCTAGAAAAAAAGAGTTTAAAGGTATTGTTATTGGAAAGGGGAATGGTATTGATGAAATACAAATAGGTGACATGGTTCAATATACTGAGCATTGTTTACCGACTACTATGGAGCATGATGGTTCAGATCATTTGCTTATACAAGAAGGTGACGTTTTTGCAATTCTTGTAGATGAGTAGAGTTATACCTACATATAACAATGGAGTTTGGGAAACAACTACATTTGAAGATGATGTATTATTTAAAGAATATCTATCTGGTATATTTAAAGAGCCTGGTGAATATGAGTTTAATAAAATAGCTTTAGAGTTTAATAAACAAGCTAGAATATTTAATGATCAAGGATTTTATTGTAATAAACCATTTAGATCTAAAGATTTTACAGCTTATTGGGAAGACCAAAAGAATAAATGTAGAACAGGAGTCTTATATAAAGATAATGGCAAAGTGTGGTATCTTACTAGAGACTATTATATGTGGCTTAATTTTTTACCTATTTTTGATAAAGAAGAAAAACATTATGGTTTTGCTAAAGTAAGGGATGCACAATATCATATGGCACTGTATGAAATTATTGCAGAGTTAAATAATCAGCATGTAGCTATACTTAAGAAAAGACAGATAGCTTCATCTTACTTTCATATGGGTAAGATTATAAATCAATACTGGTTTGAAGAAGGTTCAATTTGTAAAATTGGTGCATCATTAAAAGATTATATTAATGACAAAGGTTCATGGAAATTTTTAGAAGAGTATAAGACTTTTTTAAATGAACATACTGCTTGGTATAGACCAAGTAACCCAGAAAAAGTATTATTGTGGCAACAGCAAATTGAAGTTAAGATAAACAACAGAAAAACATCAAGAGGCCTTAAATCAAAAATACAAGGAGCATCTTTTGAAAAGAATGCTACTACTGGGGTAGGTGGTCCATGTACATATTTCTTTCATGAGGAAGCAGGAATTGCAAAAAACATGATGCAGACGTATGAGTATTTGCGTCCTGCAATGTCATCGGGTATGATGACTACTGGTCAATTTATTGCTGCAGGATCAGTTGGTGATCTTGAACAATGCGGGCCTTTAAAGGAAATGATATTAAATCCTAATGCAAATGACATATATTCAGTGGAAACTAATTTAATGGATGCTGATGGTACTATTGGTATGGCTGGATTGTTTATCCCTGAGCAATGGTCTATGCCTCCTTATATTGACGAGTTTGGTAATTCACTTGTAGAAGAAGCAGTAGAAGCAATAAAAATAGAAAGGTCTAAATGGAAGAATGAATTAAGCGGTGAACAATTTCAACTTAGAATATCACAAAAGCCTCTAAATATTTCAGAGGCATTTGCATATAGAAAAGAGTCTATATTTCCACAAGGTATACTAAGTAAGCAACTTAAAAAAATTGAGGAAAAAGAGTATCCTTATGAGTTAATTGAGTTAGACAGAGATGATACAGGTATAAAAGCTAAACGAACAAGGAAGATACCTATATCTACGTTTCCTGTTAATAAAAAAGAAATAGATAAAACTGGTTCTATAGTAGTTTGGGAAAGACCAGTAAAAAAGCCTTCGTTTGGAATGTACTATGGCTCTATTGATCCAGTATCAGAAGGTAAGACTACTACTTCAGATTCTTTGTGTAGTATTTTCATATATAAAAATGCAGTGGAAGTAACTAGAACTACAGTTTCTGGTGAGGTAGAGCAATTTATAGAAAAGGATAAGATTGTTGCTGCATGGTGTGGACGTTTTGATGATATAAATAAAACACATGAAAGATTAGAGATGATCATTGAATGGTATAATGCATGGACAATTGTTGAGAATAACATATCCTTATTTATACAGCACATGATTGCAAAAAGAAAGCAACGATATCTTGTTCCTAAACAGCAGATACTTTTTTTAAAAGATCTAGGTTCAAATAAAACAGTATATCAAGAGTATGGATGGAAGAATACAGGTACTTTATTTAAAAGTCATCTTATATCATATGCTATAGAGTTTTTAAGAGAAGTAATAGATGAGGATCTTGATGAGAACGGAAACGTTATGACCAACACATTAGGTATAGAAAGAATACCAGACCCTATGCTATTAAAAGAAATGCTAGCTTATTATCCAGGTTTAAACGTGGATAGATTGGTAGCCTTTGGTGCATTAGTTGCATTTGTTAGAATTCAACAGTCAAATAGAGGTTATACTAAGAGACGTGAATCAGAGGACAATTCTTTGGTTAATTCAGAAAAATTCAGTAAATTAAAGTATAGTGGTCCTTTTAGAAATATAGGTCGTAACAAGGCTTTTGGCAGTTCTAAAAAAAGAAGATCTGGATTTAAAAATATAAAATAGACTAAATTGGTATGAGAGTATTAAATGCAATGCAATTGAAGGGTGGGGCTAAGTCTGATGGTGGACCTACCTTTTCTAGTTTAACACAACCAGTTCAGTTTTTACCTTATAAAGAGAAAACTGATGATTGGGCTGCTTGGAATCTAGATTGGTTAGAATTACAAGGTATAGAATTCTTAAAGCTTAATTCAAGGCGTTTGCTAAAAAATTACAAATTAGCAAAAGGAATTATTGACAAAACAGATTATATAGTTGAACCTGACAATGACTATAAAGACTTAATGGATGTTTTAACTACAGAGAATGATTCTGCATTAGAGTTAAAGTTTTATCCTATTGTTCCAAATGTAATTAATGTATTAACAGGTGAGTTTGCTAAAAGATACTCTAGAGTACAGTTTAGAGCAATAGATGATGCATCTTATAATGAAATGCTTGATGCTAAAAAAGTTGAGATTGAAGAATCATTACTGGCTGATGCAGAAGCAAATCTAATACGCAAGATGATTGACATGGGTATGGATCCTGGATCTGAAGAAGCTCAGCAAAAATTATCACCAGAAGGGTTAAAGTCATTACCTGAGATAGAAGATTTCTTCAGTAAGTCTTATAGAAGCATGGTAGAAGAATGGGCATCTCATCAACTTGCAGTAGATGAAGAAAGATTTAAAATGCAAGAGCTTGAAGAAAGAGGGTTTAGAGATATGCTTATAGCAGATAGAGAATTTTGGCATTTCAGAATGCTAGAAGATGATTATGATGTAGAGCTTTGGAATCCTTTATTAACTTTCTATCAGAAGTCTCCTGATCAAAGGTATATAGCTGACTCAAGCTATGTAGGTAAAGTTGATTTAATGACTGTGTCAGACGTTGTAGATAAGTATGGATACTTAATGGATAGTAGTCAACTAGAGTCATTACAAAAAATTTATCCAGCTAAATCGGCTCAATATCAAGTAAATGGTTACCAAAATGATGGTGCTTACTATGACGCTACTAGATCTCACGAGTGGAATACTAATAGTCCAGGTTTAGCATATAGACAGTTTACTAGTAACTACTGGAACGATCCAGCAGGAGGTGGTGATATTCTTAGTCAAATATTAGATGAGAATGAAGATGTATCTATGTGGGGTGAAGGAGACCTAATGAGAATAGCTACTATATACTGGAAGACTCAAAGGAAGGTTGGTCACTTAACTAAAATTGAAGAGGATGGTGAGGTAACACAAGAAATTATAGATGAAACATTTAAGAAGACTAAAAAGGCTATATATGATACATCTATATTTAAACAAAAGAATAAAGAAAACTTATTACAAGGTGAGCACATAGATTGGATATGGATTAATGAAGTATGGGGAGGTGTAAAGATTGGTCCAAATTTACCTGCAATGTGGAGATCTACAATGGGTGATAACATTAATCCTATATATTTAGGTATTAATAGGACTAAACCTGGAAGACTTCCCTTTCAGTTTAAAGGTGATAATTCTTTATATGGTTGTAAATTACCTGTAGAGGGTAGAGTTTTTTCAGATAGAAATACTAGATCTACATCTTTAGTTGATTTAATGAAGGCTTATCAGATTGGATATAACATGGTCAATAATCAAATTGCAGATATCTTAATAGATGAACTAGGTACTGTAATAATGTTTGATCAGAATGCATTACCACGTCACTCAATGGGTGAAGATTGGGGTAAAAATAACTATGCTAAAGCATTTGTAGCAATGAAAGATTTTCAAATGCTACCGCTTGATACATCTATAACCAATACTGAAAATGCAACTAACTTTAATCATTACCAGACTCTTAATATGGAGCAGACTAATAGATTAATGTCTAGGATCCAACTTGCTAATTATTTTAAACAGCAGTGTTTTGATGCAATAGGTATAAACCCACAACGTCTTGGAGGGGCTGTATCAGCACAAACGGCTACGGGTGTAGTACAAGCAATGCAGCAATCATATGCACAGACAGAGATGTATTTTGTACAGCATTCTGATCATTTAATGCCACGTGTGCATCAGATGAGAACTGATTTAGCTCAATATTACTATAGTACTAATCCAAGTATTAGGTTACAGTATATATCTACAGAAGCTGAAAAAGTTAATTTTACTATTAACGGTACAGATTTATTACTTAGAGACTTTAATGTATTTGCTACTACTAAAACTAATCATAGGGCAATATTAGAAAATCTAAAACAAATGGCATTAACTAATAATACTACTGGTGCAAGTATATACGAGCTAGGTAATATAGTTAAAGCTACTTCAATTGCAGAAGTATCTGACATACTTAAAGACTCTGAAACTAGAATACAAGATCAAAGACAACAAGAAATGCAACAACAACGTCAGATGCAAGAACAGCAACTTCAATCTAAAGCGCAAGAAGAGCAGCAAAAATTACAAGTTGAAATGTCTGAAAATGAAAAAGATAGAAGAAATGATGTACTGTTAGCTGAAATAAGAGCTGCTGGATTTGGATCTCAATCTGATATTAATCAGAATCAAGAATCTGATTATCAAGATGCTATGAAGAACATAAGAGAATCTACTCAGTATAGAGAGCAAATGAATTTTAAACGCCAGGAAAGTGCAACTAAATTTTCTCAAGAAAATAACAAACTTGCTGTTGAAAGGGAAAAGATTGCAGCCTCTAAACAGATAGCTGATACCAAGCTTCAAATTGCAAGAGAAAATAAAAACAAGTATGATATTAAAAATAATAAGGATAAAAAGTAAGTGTTAGCTATATATTGCTTAAAAGTTTATTTTTATTAAAATATTTTAAGTTTAACTTGTTGATTATCTAAACAACATTTCTTATATTATATGTATAAGAAGTATTAATATATTAAAACCAATATAATTATGAGTACAACAACAGAAACACAACCTGTGAAAAGTAAAGTAGAACAGAATGTAGATATTAATTTAGATGAAATATTTAACGCTGCTCCAAGCGGTGCTGATATGATTCAAGATAATAAGTCTCAACATAAAAATATTTTTTCAGGATTAAATGAAAAAGCAGATATGTCATTTGCTGATCCTGATGATGATGACGCAACTGATGTTTTAAGTAAACTAGAAGAAAAAGAAGAAAAAGAGGAAGAAAGTAATGAAAAGTTAGTTGACGATAAAGCAGAGAAAAAAGTTGAAGGAACATCTATAGATGAAGTATTTGGTGATGTTAGTGAAGAACAGGAAGAAGAGGTTAAAGAAAAAAGAGGTAGAAAGAGTATATCAGGAATATCTGATGTGTTTTCTAAGCTTATTAAAGATGATAAGATTGTACCATTTGATGATGAAAAATCATTAGATGACTATAGCGCAAAAGACTGGGAAGAATTAATTGAAGCTAACTTAGAAGAAAAAGCTAATCAGGTAAGACGTGAAACTCCAAAGCAGTTTTTTGAAAGTCTACCTCAAGAACTCCAGATAGCGGCTCGTTATGTAGCTGATGGTGGAAAAGACTTAAAAGGTTTATTTACTACATTAGGTCAAGTAGAGGAGACAAAGACTATTGATATTAAAACAGTAAATGGTCAAGAAAGAGTTATAAAAGAATATTTAAGTGCTACTGGTTATGGTACTGCTGAGGATATTCAAGAAGAAATAGAAATTTGGAAAGATTTAGGTAAGCTTGAAACTCAAGCTAATAAGTTTAAACCAAAATTAGATAAGATGCAAGAGAAGGTTGTTGTACAAAAACTTGAAGAACAAGAGCTTAAAAAGAAACAACAAGAAAATGCATCTCAAGAGTATATGAAGAATGTGTATGAAACATTAAAAGAAGGTAAGCTAGGGGATATTAAAGTTGATAGAAAGACACAAGCCATGTTATACAATGGTTTAGTTCAACCTAATTATCCTTCAGTAAGTGGCCGTAATACTAATTTACTAGGTCACTTATTAGAAAAATATCAGTTTGTTGAGCCAAACTATTCATTGATATCAGAAGCATTATGGTTACTGCAAGATCCTGAAGGATATAAATCTAGAATAATGGATAAAGGCGCACAAAAGAGTGTTGAAAAAACTGTTAGAAAATTAAAAAGTGAACAGTCAAATATAGGTGGTGCATCATTAGGTGTTAATGAGGCAGAGAAAGATAATAGCAGAAGTTCAAAAAGAAAAATTAAAAGACCAAGTAATATATTCAAGCGGATTTAATTAAACAGATTAAATATATAAATTTTAAATTAATTATTAATAACAAAACAATCAAAAATTATGGCAACTCCAGTTTTAAATAATGGGATTTTCCTACGTGATACAAGCTATAAAGCTAGTTCACATGTTGATTCTTATCACCTTACTCAAATGCTCGGTAACCCTGAGCCTATGGATATGGGACCAGTTGATTTATGGGCAATGACTCAGAAGGTAGAAATGCCTTTATATCAAATGGCTTCTTTTGGTGGAAAGAATACTATCATGGTGGATAACGCTAGAGGTGAGTATAAGTGGCAAACTCCTATTGCACAAGATCTTCCTTATGTTGTAGCTGACATCGAACCAGCTAATGCTAATAAAGGTATAGATGGTACAACATTTAAGATCAAGATTAACAAAAGAACTTTTGGACACGGTGACATTATTACTTATGATAAGTATAATGGACTTGAACTTTACATTACAGCTGATGATATTTTACCAGCTGGTGACGGTTTTATTTACACTGTTCAATTAGTTAACAACAACAATACGGCTATCTTAGATAATAAGTATTTAGCTAAAGGTACTAAGTTCTTCAGAAAAGGTTCTGCAAGAGGTGAGTACGGAGAAAGATTCTCTGATATTGAAACAGGTTCTGGTTTCCGTGAATTTTACAATTTTGTAGGAGGAGCAGAAGCACACGTACACTATTCAATTTCTTCAAGAGCAGATTTAATGATCAAAGGCGGTTTAAATGCTGATGGTACTGTACCTGTAACTGAGATTTGGAGAAACTTTAATACAGATCCAAACAATCCATCTGTACCTAGTATTGAAGGATTAGTTGCAAGTATGGGTAAGGCGGGTGCTAGAGAGGCATTTGAGAATGGAACTCTTACAAGAACTTTCATTACAAATATGGAAGCTGCTCACTTATCTAAAATTGCTACAGATATTGAAACTTACTTGATGTGGGGTAAGGGTGGTAGAATTAAACAAGACGGACCAGATGATATTAGATTATCTGTAGGTTTATGGTCACAGTTAGATAACTCTTTCAAAAGAGTATATAACAAGTCATCATTTACTCTTGACATGTTTAAGTCTGAACTTTACAACTTCTACCAAGGTAAAGTTGAGTTTAAAGGGCCAGATCCACAAAGATCACTTGTTGTACAAACAGGTATTGGAGGTATGCAATTAATCAACAAAGCAATTGCTGATGAAGTGTATGGTTCAGGTTTAGTTCAAAATGCATCTGATATTGGAGCTGTTAAAGGTTCTGGTATGGATTTAGATTATGGTTTTGCTTATACAAGCTTTACTATTCCTTTCTTAGCTAATGTTAAGTTTGTATTGAATCCAGCATTTGATAACTTAAATACAAATGATATTGAGAATCCATTGATTGATGGTAGACCTCTAAGTTCATTTAGCTTTATTATATTTGATGTAACTGATGAAGGAAACGACAACATACACTTGTTGAAACTTTCTTGGGATAATCAACTTAAGTGGTTCTATCAAAATGGTACGATGGATTACATGGGAAGAACTCAAGGGTTTGCTTCTACTGGTCAGTTTAATGGATATAGAGTTTATATGACTCAGACGATGCCTGCAATTTGGGTTAAGGATCCAACTAAAGTTCTTAAAATTGTAATGAGAAACCCCGTAACAGGAGGATCATTCTAGAACAAATGATTAAAGGGGAGGGGTTAATCTTCCTCCCTTTTTTTTTAATCTTTAAAACAAATAATCATGGGAAAGCCCAAGCAAGTAAATAAATTAAGTCAGAAGTTTGAAAGCGCTGCATATGAAGGAGCAACAAGAGCTCAAACAGGCAACGCTAGATTATTACATGTAAATGAAGTTATCAGTTGGATCAGAGATCTTGCTGATTCTACTACATATACTGATGAAGCTGCTGCAAAAGCTGATGGATTAGTAAAGGGAGATCTTTATATTCAAACTGGTAATGGAGCAATTAATGTTGTATTGACAACATAGTCAAAAGACTTTAGCAAGACTTAACATCTTGCTTTAGAAATATTAGTAATAATAGAGTATACATTAAGATGTATAATTTGACTATAGTAATAATTATTAATTTTTAAAAACCAAAGGATGGAAGATTACACAATTGTAGAAAAGTATCAACACACAAAGAAGAATAGCACTATTGCTATAAGACCCTACTTTAATCCTGATAAGGAAAATATGGGTCTTGAGCATTATGGTTTATCATTACATGATGGAGTGTTTCATCAAGAGTCTTTAGCTTGTTTAGAAATGAATGGGGTAAAAAGGTATATTACTGGATTAAATGAATTTGATCCTAAAGTAAAAATGTTACCACCTAAAGAAAAGAAAAAAAAGATTGAAGAAATTAGACAGGTTGTTTCAGAGCTTGAGGCAGAATTAGCTGCTAATGTTGTTGATCCTTCTGATAAAGATTTTTGGAATAAGCTAACTGTAATGAAACCTGATAATTCTAAATTCTGGGATAAGATTTCATTAAGATGTGGAAACGATCCAGTTTTTTTAGATTCTGAAGTAGATCCTTATGATAAGATTAAGCTATATGCTATAAGAGCAGGAGGATTTTCTATTGTTGCTAGTTCATTAAAGGATGCTAAGAAATCACAAAATAATCCTAAATTTTATTTAGATACTGTTGAAGAAACACTTACAACAAGGACTGAGCTTACTAAGTTAAAAAATAAAGCTCTATCAGCACTACAAAATCTATATGATGGCAACCCTACAAAATTAATGTATGTAGCTAAAGTAGCTGATGTTGACAGTGTACAGTATACTAAAAATACTCCTAATGATATAATGTATGAAAATATGGATGCATACATAAATGGTAATGGAGCTGAGTCAAATAAAAAAAGAGCTGCAAGACAGTTTTTAGATGTTTCTAGTTTAGAAATGCAAGAGTTAAAAATTAGAGCTTTAATTAAAGACGGACTATACTATAGATTTATAACAACAAAAGCTGGTGGATGGATTGAACCTATTGACAGTGGTGTTAGAATGGGTAAAAGACCAGCAGAAGTTTTTGAATTTTTAATGAAGCCTGATAATGAAGAGCAACTTCTTTCATTAATGGATAAAGTTGAACCATACTGGAATTCATAAATATTATAAATAATGGAAAATAATACACTCTTAATTAAATTAAAGCAAAGGCTTAATAAGCTTGATAGCAATGACTATGATAATATTGAGTGTTGGCAGTTTGTTGAAGCTTTTAATAAAGCTCAAATTGAGTGGTGTAGGAGAAACTTACATGGTGGAAACATGTATAAAGAGGGTGATGAGCTTTCTAAAAAAAGAATAGATGACTTACAACCATTACTTAGAGAGTTAAGCCTAACGGGTGTTGAGTCTGATGACTATTTTGAATCTGACAATTTTCCAGTTGATACATATTTAGAATTTAAAAAGGTAACTACTAAAGCAAAAGATGATTGCTGTTCTGCTAGATCTATGACAGTTTATTTAGCTGAAGAAGCTAATGTTTCATTATTATTAAGAGACCCTTTAAAAAATCCAAATTTTGATTGGGGAGAAACATTTTGCACAATGCTAAACAATACTATAAGGATATATAGAACTAGTAATTTTAATATTGTTAACCCTCTTTTAACTTACTATCAGAAACCTACTTTAATACAAGTTGAGGGATGCGTTGATCCTTATACAGGTAATATTAGTTTAGTAAATGTAAATTGTGAATTTAAAGATGATTTAGTAGAAGTTATGTTAGATGATACAGCTGCTTTAATTGCTGGAGATATAGAAAATATATATCAACAGCAAAGAGGTACTCAAGCAGGAGAAAGAAATAATTAAATTAATAATGGAAAATTTAAAATACAGACCTTTAAGAATAAAGGGTGAAAAAGAATCAAAAGGAATTGCAAGACCTGCTGATAAACTGCATGCAGAAACTGCTGAATTAGTAATGGAAATTATGAATGCTGCAACTAGCTTTCATAAACTACATTTAAGTGTCACTGGAGAAGGCTCATATGCGCAACACATGGCATTGAATGATTTATATGAAGCGTTACCTGAATTAGCTGATACTATAGCAGAAGGTATGCAAGGTGCTTGTGAAGTAATATTAAACTATCCAGACAAAGCTCCTGTAACTCTTTCGGGTGTTAATGGTGCAATACAATATATTAGAAATATGATAGAAGAAATTAATGAACTTCAAAGTATTATGCCTTATTCTGAAATAGTTAATAATTTAGATTTAATTAAAGACGTTTTTAACACAGCTAAATACAAGTTAATTTTCTTATCTTAATAGGAATAATTAAATAATATTTGTATATTATTATAGTAACATATAAGTTACAAACAGAGTAAACTGTTAAAATCATTATTTATAACCGGTGAGGGTAATGGTCTTCACATAAATATTAATAAATATGGCTTATTTTAATCATGCGTTTAACAAAACGTTTATTGCAGATAGCACGCTGGATACAGCTGGTACTGCAACAAGTGCGCTTACTGCCGGCCAAGTGGCTCTAGTAAGTGATCAAACTTGGGCATCAGTAGCATTACCTGGAGCACCTGCTGCAGGATCACTTGCTTATGTAGTTCAAGGATCATTTTACACTAAAGATACTATTGGGAATAACCCAGGTAACGGAGGGTACAAAGAATCTGTAAAATCTAAAGGTATTAACCCAAGATACATTACAAGATTATGGCAAGCAAATTGCCTTACTGCATCTCAAGCAACAGCTAGTCTTTCATTGGCTTCTGATTGTGCACCATGTGGTAAAACACAATTTATGAGAATTGATGTAAAGGGATCTCCTGCATTAAGATTCTTAAATCACAATGCATATGTAATTGCTGACTCAGCTAATGTATGTTGTATTGATGGACAAGACTTTATTGATCCTACAGTAGTTGTAGGTGCTATGTCTGAAATGGCTCTTGCAGATCCTTTAATTAAACCATTTGTTGCTGAAGGTAACTTAATGGGTGTTGAGACTGCAACTCTATCTGGTGGTGTAGGTTATTCTGTTACTACTGGAGCTGCTAGTGCTACTACTACTGTTTCTCCTGCTGGAGGGACTGGAGCTGCAATTAACATTTTAACTGTAAGTGGAACTGGAGTAATTTTAACATTTAGTTTTGCTTCTGCTGGTAAAGGTTATGCTGTTGGTGATGTATTAACTGTTGTTCAATCAGGTTCTACAACTGATGCTACTTTGACTGTTACTGCTGTAACTGCTGGTGGTGTAATTACTAATTCAACTACTGCTGCTGGTGTAGTGACGCAAGGTGTATACACTATTGCTCAAGCACAAGGTAAAGCTGCATCTGGAAACTATGTTCCTTCTACTGATCCTAATGGAGCTGTTAAAGTAACTGCTACAGTTGAATTTGTAGGAGCTTATGTTGACACAGTATTTGGCAACTGTTCTTTTGATACGAGAGATCATTATAATGCGGAACCTGTTGAGATTATTGTTTCTCAATTAGATGAAACTGGTAATCCATGTAATGACTGTGGTGTTGCTACAAGAACTCCAGGTTCAATGCAACAAACTCAAGGTGAAGAAGTAATTAGAGAGTTAATTATGTCTGAAAGATACCGTCAATCTCCTTATAACCAAGGAAATGCTGATAGTGCAAGGTTTAGAGAAATTGAAATGTCTGATGAGTTATTATCTGCTGTAGATAGAACAGCTACTTATAAAGCTTATTATATTCAGCACTCTGTACCTAGATTTAATAATCCATCTGGAGTTTTTGATAATGATCAGTACATATATAAGATTTATGTAAAATGTTCTGATGCTGCTGCTCAAACTCAAGTTGAGAAGTTAATGAATGCTTTATCTGCATGGGCAACTTCAACAGGTAATGCTGTTCCAGTTGAAGTAAATGCTTATTGGTAGTATTTACATTATATAGTTTTTATATTAGAGCAGAAGGTAAATCTTCTGCTCTTTTTATTTTATATTCTATTTAATTTTTGTATATTATCTATATAGCAAAAGCAATATAGAATATGGCCAGTAAACATATATTAAGTTTAGAAATACCTACAGTTTCAAACTGTGATCTATTATGTATTAAAGATACAAGTCAATACAGCAGTGAGCTTGCCGTTGACTGTGAGGAGTTATTGATTACTCTTCCTGGGTTTAGTGTACCTGTTCTTATAGATGTAGATAAAAGTTTTGACATGTGTTTAACAGCATGTACACTATCATTACAAAAAGAAAATTGCGGTACAGTTCAAGATAAGATTCCTGATGGAATATATATTATAAAGTATAGCGTTTCACCAAATTCTAAAGTATATGTAGAGTATAATCATTTAAGAGTTACAAGACTTTTAACAACTTATTATGAAGTACTGTGCGATTTAGAAGTTCAAGCCTGCCAGCCTAATTCAGAGAAGCAAGCATTACTTGCTGAGATGAGTTATATAAAAACTATTATTGACGCTGCTATTGCAAATGTAGAATATTGTCAATCATCAGCACACGGTATGCAATTATATAACTATGCAAAAACAAGATTAAATAAAATATCATGTCCATCAGGTAACTGTGGATCAAGTTCAACATATTTAGTATAAACCAAATATTATGTCAAACTGTGCATATTGCAATAAAAAATTTACATGTGGGTGTCAAAAAGTTTCATTAGGTAATGGAGTAGTAATTTGTAAAGCATGTAAAACCAAGAATAATAATCTAAATCAAAATTTAGCAAAACAAAAAATAAAAGATTTAGTAAATAGACAACATGGCTAAAGCAATAAGATCATATTCTAATGAAGAACAAGTAAAAGAATTAGCTCTACTTAAAAGAATTAAGGTAGAGCAAACTTTTGCTCAACAAGTATATATAAACTTTCAGTCTGTTAGATTTGGGATAGGATCTTGCTGTTATACAGATATAGAACAAGCTGTATTACGAAAGAATATATGTGATTGGCAAAATGCAGCAAGTTTTAAAGTTGTTGTTGCTACAGATACAGCTGGTGTATTTGTTGAACCTTTGGCAAAAGTTAACTTAAAAGCAAGCGTAAGTTGTCCAGAGACACCTACTAGTGTTTGTACAATTTTAGACTTAGAGGATATTATAGCTGATACAGGAACTTACTCACAATGTTTTGAGCAAGCATCAGATACTTGGACTATAACGCATAATTTAGGATCATATCCTTCTGTTACTGTAGTAGACAGTGCAAATACAGTTGTAGTAGGTAATGTGGATTATGTAAATTCACAGCAATTAGTTGTAACATTTAATGCATCATTCTCAGGATGTGCATTTTTAAATTAATAATAAGTAAAATATAAAGGTAATGGCAGTAAGATATTTAACTGGTCTAAATGTATCCGGAAACATAAATTTAAACAGCAATCAATTACAGAATGTAGTTATTCAACCTCTTGGTGCTGATCCTTCGGGAATTGCAGGTAAAATATATTATAACTCTGGTACTAATAAACTTAGGCTGTACGATGGTACAAATTGGGTAGATTTATCAACAGGTTCAAGTTCAAATACTACATATGATTTATCAGGTATTGGTTCAACAAATGGAACAGCAGGTGTAAGACTTGCAGGATCAGATGCAACTAATGATGATGTATTAATTGTAGGAGCAGGTACAGTAGGAGTAACAAGAAGTGGTAATACACTTACAGTTACAGGTACTGACTCAGCAGCTGGTACAGTAACTAGTGTATCTGGTGGAACTGGTATAACAATTACAGGTTCTGCATCTGTAACGCCAACTGTTAATATTGACTATACTGGAACAGATAATATTATACTAGCAGCATCTGACGGAACAGCTATAACATTAGTAGCAACTGATAAAATTTTATTTAATGATGCTACAGATAATAGTGCTAAATTTGCAAATTTATCTCAAGTAGCAACTTATATTAATGCAGGTGCAGGTACTGTAACAAGTGTAGACGGATCTGGTGGAAGTACTGGATTGACATTAACTGGTGGAGCTATAACAACAAGTGGTACATTAACTTTAGGTGGAACACTAGCAACAGGTTCTGGTGGTACTGGTTTAACAAGTTATACAACAGGAGATATATTATATGCTTCTAATAGTACAACACTAGCTAAATTACCTATTGGTTCAACAGGACAAGTATTAAAAGTAGCATCAGGAATACCATCATGGGCAGCAGATACAAACACCGGTCTTACAAGTGTTGGTATTACTGAAACTGGCAATGCTCTTTCAATTACTAATTCACCTCTTACATCAAATGGAAACATTAATATTGCTGGTGCAGGTACTGCCTCACAAGTAATTTTAGGTAACTTAACATTAGCTACTTTACCTGTAGATACCACATACACATTACCTGTTTCAGCAGGTACTGCTAACTCAGCTATTATAACTTTAGACGCAAGTACAGGAACTGATAGTACAGTTACTTTTAATGGTACTACAAATGAAATTCAAGTTACAGAATCGGTTGGTAACAACGGAAGTATTACTATTGGATTACCTGATGATGTAACTATTACTTCTGATTTAATAGTTGGTGATAACCTTACACTTACTGGTGGTAATTTAGATGTAACAGGAACAGGATCATTTACAGGGGAAGTAACAGTCCCAACTGCAACAGCAAATACTAGTGCTATAAATTTAGCTCAAGCAAATTTACTTATTGCAGGAGTAGGTATTTTCCAAGGATCATATAATGCCTCAACAAACTCTCCAGTTTTATCTGGTACAAGTAACGTAGCTCTTAATTTAGGAGATTACTTTGTAGTATCAGTTGCAGGAAATAACGGAGGATATTTCCCAAACTTAGAACCTGGTGATTTTATATTTGCAAATGCAGATATATCTGCATCATCAAGTCCAGCAGTTTCAGCATATACAGTTGTACAGGCGGATGCTAACATTGCAGGTGAAGGTGCTTCAGATGGTGCTACTCAAAAAGGTGTAGCTGGTTTTGATTCGGCTAACTTTGATGTAAGTGTAAATGGTTGGGTTCAGTTGAGTAGCAACCTTAGTTTTGCAGGTACATATCCATCAACTACAACAAATACTTGGACTGTTGCTCATGGTTTAGGTACAAGAGATGTAATGGTACAAGTATATGAAATATCAACTGGTGATACAGTTTATGTTGATGTAACAAGAGCAGCAACTTCACCGTTTGCTTTAGCATTATCTACATCAACAAGTCAAGCTGCTAACACATTAAGGGTATTAGTAACTAAAGTAGGATAATAATATAACTAAAGTATGATAATTTTTAATATGTTTTTATACCTTTAAAATTAAAATATAAAATTATGGCAACAGTTTTTAACTGGGATTGCAAGACAGTAGATGCATACCCATTAGTAGGAGAAGATTCAGATGTAGTATACAACGTACACTGGATAGTAACGGGTGTATCAGACCAACTAGACCCACAGGGTAATCCCTATCAGGCTAGGAGTATTGGTACTCAGGCGTTAAGCACGGATGACATTACAGACTTTATTCCCTTTGAGGACTTGACAAACGAAATTGTTGTTGAGTGGACTAAGGGTGCAATGGGGGAGTTTGATGTTACTTCTGTAGAGAACGGTATACAGAATAGTATTGATCTTCAAATAACTCCAGTATCAGTGACACTTACTGTGGGTGGAGAACCAGAGGAGGAGATATAATACCAACCTATAAAATATAATACAATTTAATACCCTATGGCAATTAGATTTTTAAACAGTCAGTCTATTGATGGAGAGCTTACGGTAACAGGAAACGTAGGTATAGGAACTACGAGTCCAGGTGCAGCCCTTACTGTTGGAGACTCGACTTCTACTGGAAATCATATTTTAGTTGAGGGTAGCTCTTCAGATAATACATATACAGTTTTTGAAGGTAAAAGAAAATACCCTAAACTTATATTAAACGATACTATCGGTTCATCATTTTCACTTTGGAATTTAGGCAATACATTAAGATTTGGAACTAACGTTGGTTCTGCTACAAACGCAGCTTGGTATACTAAATCAGGTAATGCAGCAGATGTTATATTTAATGGTAACGTAGGTATAGGAACTGCGAGTCCATCATTATCTTATGGTGGAAAAGGTTTACAGATTCAGAATACAGATACTGCTGGGTTGCGCCTTACTGACACAACTGGTTCTGACTTTGATATATCTGCTAGGTCTGGTGATGTTCTTTTATATGAAGGAAATGGAAACCCTATTAGAATTGGCGTTGGTGGTAATGAAAAAATGAGAATTACTAACGATGGTCGTGTAGGTATAGGAACTACTAGTCCAGATAGTGAATTGCATATTGCAAGTGGAAACCCTGTATTAACATTGCAGGATACAAATTCAAACGATCCAAATGCTGTAAAAATAGAATTTACTGATCAAATTGATGATGTACATGCAGAAATTGGATTGACGGCTGGAAATTCAGGTGCTTTAAATATTAAAAATAATTACAAGCCTATTGATTTTTATACTGGAACGTCAGGTACTTCAACCCTAGCAATGCAGATTGATGATAATGGGTTTGTTGGTATTGGAATTACGAATCCTACTGCCACACTTCATGTAAATGGTGGCTTAAGGGTTGCCACAGTAACTGAAGCGACAACATATGTAGGAGATAAGTTTTTAGTTTCTGACGCTGAAAATGTTAAGTATGTAGATGCAGTACAGTTAGCTAGTCTTATTGACCCGTATATTACTGTCGGGGGAATTACAACCGCAAACGGAGGTACGTACATAACTACTACAAACTCAACAGGCCCTACGGTTACAATAAACCACGATAATACAACTAGAACTGATACTTTAGTTGGATCTTCTCCAGCATATAGTTTTATAGCAGTCGAAACTATAGATACCAATGCAACTGGACACATTACTGGGGTCAACAGAAAAAGTTTTAATGTACCTATTCCAATATCTTATAATTGGAGATTACAAGGAGATACTGGACTTGCTACTTTTATATCAAGTGGTGCTACTGTAGACATAGCTGGGGGGACTGGAATATCTACCGCTGGGGGATCTACCACTTTGACAGTAAACCTTGATGATACTGCGGTAACTGCAGGTGCTTATACATCAGCTAACATTACAATAGATGCACAGGGTAGAATAACTGCTGCTGCTAATGGTAGCGGAGGAGGAGGTAAGTTCGTAGATGGTACAGACACTAACGATGCAGTATACACCACAGGTAACGTAGGAATAGGAACTACGAGTCCTAATTCTAGGTTGGAAGTTTCTGACACCTTTCCTGTGCTGAGACTAACAAATGAATCTGTCACTTCTACAATAGGAGACGTTGTTTCTTCTATTGAGTTCTATAACTCAGACACTTCAGGTAATTATCCTGCTGTAGGGGCAGCTATTAAGTCAATAAATGAGTCTACTTTTGGAAACGCTAATGCTTTAGGATTCTTTACTAATTCAGATTCTGCCAGTGAGACTGAATATATGAGGATTACATCTTCAGGATTAGTAGGTATAGGGACTACGAGTCCATCAGAAAAATTACACGTCAGTGGAAACGCTACGGTTACAGGTAGCTTATTCGTAGGTCCTCAAATTACTGCAAGAGCTGCCACAACACAATCATCTATATTAAATTTAGGACAAGACAGAACAGGAGATGGTTATTCTTATATAGACCTGATAGGAGATGCTACTTATTCAGATTATGGACTTAGAATTATTAGAAATAATACAGGAGCTAACACAACTAGTGCAATTCAACACAGAGGGACAGGTGAATTTAATTTAAAGGCTACAGAAGCTGCACCTATTACCTTTGGAACTACTAATACAGAAAAGATGCGTATTGCCGCAGACGGCAACGTAGGTATAGGAACTACTAATCCTGCACACGAACTCGATGTGCAAGCCACTACCGATCCTTCTATTAGAGTACGTTCTACAGGTACAGGAACTTCAGACGATGCATTGATAAGATTACAAACTGCAGGGTCAACTACTGCAAGTAATTACATATTTTTTGGAGATAGTGTTGATGCTGATGCTGGGTGGATTAGATATCGTCATTCTGAAGATTCTATGCAGTTTCGTGTGAACGCAGCTGAACGAATGCGTATTGCATCAACAGGCAACGTAGGTATAGGAACTACGAGTCCAAGTTCAGAATTGGAAATAGTAGGATCAGTATTAGTTTCAGATGATGGCTCAGATGATTTTGTAAAGCAAAGCGTAAGTGGTACTACATCCACTTTAGCATTTGGAAATACTGAAGCAAGTGGAGGAGTTGCTAAATGGCAGTATAACCGAAGTAATGGTAGCTTTTCTGGATTTGTAGGTACTGCAGCAGCCACAGAGTTTATGACTATTAAACCCTCTGGTGATGTAGGTATAGGCAATACTAATCCCATAGCTAAGTTATATGTAGATGGTGGTGCATTAGGAGGTACCGCAGGAGATGATGTTGCTTTGCTTAGTTTAAAAACTACTAATACCAACACTGATACCTTACAATTTACATCCGAGAGATTAACTACAGGAACAAATTTTTTAAGTGCAGCACAAAGAATACAGAGAAAGGTAGATAGCACCTTAATGGGGTATATTCAGTTTGGAGCACATACTGATGATCTAATTACGTTTGGTGAGGGTAGTACTGAACGAATGCGTATTGATGGGGATGGTAATGTAGGTATAGGAACAACGAGTCCTGGACACCTACTTGATGTACAAGGCACTTCCGATCCTTCTATTAGGGTAAAATCTACAAGTACAGCAGGTACAGCTGATGCTATACTAAGACTAGAGATTGGAGGAACTACTGCAGCTAGTATGATTGTATTTGGGGATTCCGCATCTAGTTCTGCAAGTGATATTAGATATTCACATGCTAACGATAGTATGGATTTTGATATTTTAGGTTCTACCAAGATGCGTATAGAATCATCTGGAAATGTGGGTATAGGTATAACAAGTCCATCACAAAAACTTCACGTAAGTGGTAACGCTAGAATAACAGGTGCTTACTATGATTCAAATAATCTACCTGGTACATCAGGACAAATATTGTCATCTACCGCAACAGGTACATCTTGGATATCAGGCGGTGGTGGTGGTGCTACAAGTTTAAATGGATTAAGCGATGTATTAATAGACGGCTCATCTTCTTATCTTGTTAATGTACCAACTACATTAAGCGGCAATCCAGCAGACAATTTAGTGATTGGAAATGATGCTGGAAATTCATTAACGACTGGTCAAAGAAATGTTTTCTTGGGGTCAGGTGCTGGAGAAAGTGCTACTAATTCAAGCTATGGAGTAATGATAGGGTGGAATGCTGGAGCAAGTACTATTGGTAATAGTTCTTCGGTTATTATTGGAGATCGTGCTGCAACTGTTTCTACTGGTATGGCTGGTGGTATAGCAATTGGCGGCAGAGCATTATATAATATGTCTGGATATTCTGGACAAGAATCTACAGTAGTAGGTTATCAAGCTTGTTATTATACTACAGTAAATAATAATCACACTGCATTCGGTGCCAAAGCTTTAAATAGGCAAACTAATGGATCATTAAATACTGCAATTGGCTATAGATCTTTATTTACTGGAACTAGTTTTACAGACAATGTAGCTTTAGGTTTCTATTCTGGTTATAATGTAACTGGGAGCGGCAATACCTTAATTGGAACTAATAGCGGAAATACTGGTACAAATAATCTAACATCTGGATCTAACAATACATTAATAGGAAATGATTCAGCGGCAAGTTCAGCGACTGTAAGTAATGAGTTTACACTTGGTAATTCAAGCATAAGTACTCTAAGGTGTGCAGTTACATCTATTACATCATTATCTGATGAAAGAGATAAGGCAGAAATAAAAGATCTAACATATGGATTAGATTTCATTGATAGTCTACAGCCAAGAGAGTTTGTATGGAATAATCGCCCTGAGATTAAATTAGAACAAGTTAAAGACGAAAATGGGAATGAGGTATTTGATGAAAATGAAGAGCCAGTTTATGAAGAAGTACAATTTCATTCTAGTAATAAGGGCAAAAAAGATTTTGGATTTGTAGCACAAGAGGTGCAAGAATTAGATGATGATACATTAAGGCTTATATACAATTCAAATCCAGATAAGCTAGAAATGAGTTATGGCAAACTTGTTCCTATATTAGTGAAGGCAATACAAGAATTAAAGGCAGAAATAGAAGCATTAAGATAATTTTTTTTTATTATATTTACATTAGTATTAATTAAAACTAACATAACATGTCAAAAAAAGCTAAAAAAATTACAGCTAAAGAATTAGCTGAAGTTAAGGAACTTCAAAATAACATTAACACATTACTTATGAATATTGGTAATGCTGAACTAGTTAAAAATCAACTTGTTTCTAAACATGCGGAGTTACAAACAGATTGGTCTGCTATTAGCAAATTACTAGAAGACAAGTATGGTTCTGTAAATATTAGCTTGGAAGATGGTGTAATATCTCCATTAAAGGAAGAAGCTTCTTTAGAAAAGGTTTAATAGTTATTTTTATAAGTGCTTGCAATTTTTTTTAAAACACGGTATTAACTTGCTTGGTTTTAATTTTTTTTGTATATTATAAGTGTATAGTTTGTAATAGAACTATGCATTATATTAAAATAAAGCATTTATGATTCCAACAAATTCAAGTGCCACCACAAATGGATGTGATAATATATCTTCTAATTGTGTAATATGGCAAGGCCCTGATATTTCTTGTATAGATTTATGTAACGGTGATACAATCTCTGAGGTAGTATTTAAATTAGCAACTGAAGTTTGTAGTTTAATAACAAATGGTGTTTCTGCAAATCCAAGCCTAACAGGTCTGGACTTAACATGTTTAAACATTAGAGGTGTAACACCAACTGAACTAGTTCCTGTTCTTCAGGCAATGATAGTTCAGATATGTAATAATTCAACTACAACAGGAACTCCAGTTCCTACTGCAGCAGATCTTCTTACATTACCAACTTGCTTACAATATACTGATTCAAACGGTAATCCTGTTACTCAAGTTTATTTAGAACAGTATGCTATATTAACTGCACAAAAAGTATGTAGTAATCTTGAAAGGATTATAGTTATTGAAGCTTCAATAGCTACGATTAATACTAGACTGAACACTATTGAAGCTTGTGTATTTCCAGGAGGGGTATGTGCTGTAGGAAGTTCAAGTGAAGTGCAGATTATACCAACTTGCGTTAGTAATGTTGGTCAGCTAACAAATGTATCTGTTGTTGTATCTGCTTTAGAAATTGCATTTTGTGCTTTACAAACTGCTGTAGGAACACCTAGTTTAATTAATAATGCAATATCACAATCAGTTATTACTGGTTCTTATGCAACATTAACATCATCAAATGTAACATATAGTGGAATAGCAGGATGGAATAATACACCTACTACATTAGCACAATCAGTTCAGAATGCTTGGGTTGTTATAGATGATTTATACACATCAATATCAAGTATACAGTCAACTTGTTGTCCTACAGGATGTGATTCTGTTATATTTAATTATCTATCATCTGGTGTTGTTAATTCAACAGGTGTTATAGAAGGTATACTTTTTGACTTTACAAATTCTGTAATACCATCAGGTTATTTAGATACTACAGATCATTCAATTATAACGTTAACAGATGCTGATGGAAGTTCTGTAACTACAACATTTAGCGTAGCTAACTTACAGAACTCAGGTTCTGGTTTAACAGTTAGTACTGGAACTTTAAATACTTTCCAAAACATTAGCATTACAGTAGACTTTTCAGTAACTGATGCTATAGATACATGTGAGTCAATACAAAGCAGTGTTGTAAATGGTTTAATAACATGTCCTACAATGCTATTAACTGGAATAACAACAACAGGTGTAACAGTAAACTTTACTAACGTATTGGGTATAACTGCTGTATATACAATAGATATACTAGATGGATCTACTGTTGTAGATACATTTGTAATTAATTCACCTAATGCTTCACCATCTCATTCATTTACAGGGTTAAGTCCTAATACAAATTATATAGCCAGACTTACTGTAGCAATTGGTGGAGTAACAAAAGTATGTACAAATACTGCTGCCTTTCAAACAGTAAGTAACGCTTTACCTTGTACAAATGGTATGGATGTAGTATTTGTACTTGATTACACTCAAAGTATGAGTGGTGAGATTACAACAATTCAAAATGATATTCCTGGATTAGTTGCAGGTATAGTAACTTCTTCTGGTTCTAATGATTATAGATTAGCATTGGTTACTGCAGATGAGTCTGGTTCAGTTACACCAGATTATGGAAGTTGTATAGATTATACTGACTTACCTTTAAATCAAAGATTATCTTTATTAGGAACAGATAATAATTATATATATACTACTTTCTGGGAAATATTCCAAAATAATAACTCATCAAGTTTTACAACAGCATTAAATTTATTAAATGGTGGAGTAGATACTACATGTATAAACATTGGAGATGGTAATGGAGTGGCTGAACCAACAGACTATGCTGCTCAATTAGCTGTAGCAGGCGGTTCTGTTCCAGGTGCGTTTAGAGCTAATGCAGCTAAATATGTAGTTATTATTACAGATCAATTACCAGGAGGTATATCAGATAGTTTTAACGCTGTAACATGGGCTGGTATTCAGAATATGATAGCTTATGCAAATACTAACGGAATTAAGTATGTTATATGTGGGGTAGGATCAACTTTAGGTGCAACTATAAATGGTGTTTACATTCAACCTTGGATAGAATTAGCTCAGCAAACAGGTGGTGCTACTACTACTTCTTACTTACCTACAACAATAAGTAGTGTAATAACAGGAACTTGTTAATAAAATAAAAATATAAAAAATGGCATGTAATTGTACAAAATGTAGTAAAAAGTGTAGTTGCGCTGATACAGCAATAACTAATGCATGTACTTACACTGATTGTAGTGTAGGAAGTGAAAGATGCGATGATGTGCAATGTGCATCATGCGTTAGCTATTGTGGTACTTCCTTTCAAATTGGTGATAGCGGTAGTCAAATAGTTATAACTTCTGGTGAAAGATTAGATTCTATTATTCAAAAGTTTTCTATGATTCTATCAAATGGATTAGGTGCTTGTACATCAAATGATCTACAGCATGATCCTTATAATGTTTATGCAGGTACAGTTACAAGTAGTACTATTTCAGTTATTTGGAGTGGTATATGGAGTAATAGTACTGGATTAAATATATATTATGATACTCAAGTTACACCATCAGGTTGGACTCTTGCAAATGCAACTCCAATTGTAACTACTGTAAGTAACTATACTATAACAAATTTAGTAGCTAGTACAGCTTATAAAATAAAAGTTGTTGATAATGGCAACAGTGCTGCATGTAAACCAATAGAGATTTTAATTTCTACACCAGCAGCATAAAAAAATACAACAGGTGGTGGTTTGTTGGTTTTCTACTACAAACGTTGGAAGAGGCTGGATTTATTCAGTCTCTTTTTTTTCTTATATTTACAAGGAACTTAACTAATATATAATGTATAACTTAAAAAAACAAGTTAAAGAAACTTTAAAATGGAAAAAGAACTCTTTATACTGTGCAGCTAAATTAGGAATTTTAGAATCTGAATATTTAAAACTTAAAAAAGAAATACTTACAGAAAGAAAAGCAGATAAAAAAAAGAACAAGTTATTATCAAATATATCTAAAGATATAGATGTTACGGAGTCAATTGATCTTGATAAAGGAACAGGTAAAATATCAGGTACATTTAATCATGAACCTAAAAGTGCAGAAGAAATAATAAAGTTATTAAAGATTAATACAGATATATGGAGATTGTCTCAATACTGGAATAAACAAATGGGCAATCACTGGCGGGTTTCTGCTTTAATATCTCAAGTTAAAAATCCAGAGCAAACTCTATTTAAAGATTTACTAGAGAATTGGAATCCTAAAGTATATAAAATACCTAAAGTAAACTTAAATACTATTAAATCAGATAATCCTGTGTGTGGTGTTATATCACTGCAAGATATTCATTTTGGTAAAGAAGGTAATGATACTATTGATAAGGACTTTGAGGATACAATTATATACTTAATGCAGAAGGCCATACCAGTTAATTATATAGAAAGAATGTATTTTGTTGTAGGGGGTGATTTAATTAACATGGATACGTTTAATGGAGCAACTACTGGTGGTACTCCTTTAGATAACTGTATGAGCGCTACAGAAGCTTATACGCAAGCTTTTGATGCCATGCATTGGGCAATCAATTACATTAAAGCTCTATGTAAAGAATTAGTAATTGTATATGTTCCTGGAAATCATGACAGATTATCATCATATCACTTAGCTCATGCATTATCTAAGTCTATACAAAGTGATGAAATCATCTGGGATATCAAATATGAAGAGAGAAAAGTTCATGTTTGGCATGATAACTTTAATGCATTTGAGCATGGTGATAAACGAAGTAAGAATAATCCTTTAATATACGCTTCAGAATATCCAAAAGAATGGGGTTCTACTAAGAATAGAACATTGTTTAAAGGACATATACATACAGATAGAAAGGTAGAATATATGACCTCTAATGAAACAGCAGGTTTTATAGAGAAAACATTACCTAGTTTAGGTAAAGCAGATTATTATCATTATAGCAACAAGTATGTATGTAATAGAAGGTCTGGTAAATTAGAACTTCAACACCCTACTATGGGTAATATATGTGAATTAACTTATCAAGCCTTGTAAAGACCTCACTTTTATTTCATTAAGTGGGGTTTTTTTTGTAAATTATAAATGTAACTGTATGATAAATAATTTTAAGAAACCAAATCTAAAAGGCCCAAGATATAGGGCTAAAAGGCTTGGATTGTTAAATGCAAAAACAATTAAAGAATTTAAGGAAAAGAACCCTTTATATTCTGATATAGATAATAATAAATTAAAAAATATAATTAAAACATATAATGTTAGACTTTGGAAAGCTGTAATAGATAATAGAGATGGTGTTGAGTTGCCTGATTCTTTAGGGTATTTATTTATAGGAACATGCCCTTCATCAAAATTTAATACTAATTATTCTTTATCAAACCAATATGGTAAAGTTTTACAAAATAAAAATTGGGATACAGACGGTAATTTAGGTAAAATATTCTACACAAATTACTCAACTAAGTATAGGTTTAAAAATAGAGAGCTATGGGGATTTATAGCATGTAGAGACTTTAAAAGATCAGTGGCTAAGAGTTACCCTATAAACTGGACTAAATATCTAGTAATGAAAAATAAATATAAAGTTGCTCACTTATATGATGAGAATCCTGAAGACACTAAGAAAACATTAGAAAATTATAATGAATTTGAAAAATAAAAAACATGGCAACAATAGCAGACGCAGTATCTAGAATTAGAGGCCAAGTAAAAGCAGGAGTTCAAGATGCTTTTGTTACTGATAGATATATTTATAGCTTGATAGAAAAGTATGCTCAGTTTCTAATGAGAAGGCAGGACTATGCAAATAAGTTATTAAAGTTTAACTCAGTGTGGAAAACATTACCTTATGTTGAATTAATTGATGTAGATAAAGTTGAAGCTCACTGTGCTGGTATACAAAGCGGTTGTACAATTAAACGTACAAAACTAAGACTACCTTCAATGTTTGAAGGCTACTGGGGTCCACTAATTCGTACTATTAGTTCAATAGATGGATCACAAGAACTACAGGGAACTCAACCAGGTACGTATACCTCATTAACAAAAAGCACTTCTTTTAGATATAACAAAACATTATATTTCTGGTGGTTAGATGGATATATTTATTGTCCAAATATTGCATGGGACGCAATTAAAGTTGAAGGTGTATTTGATTCAGACATAACTAAATGGGATTGTGATACAGAAAATGATTGCACTCCTAGATATAATCAAGAAATTTATATACCAGAAGCATTGTTTGCAGAAATAGAAAATCAAGTTATTGCTACTATGTCAGGCACATTACAGATACCATCTGAAGATTCAGACAATAAACGTAACATAGCAAGAACTTAAAAATTATAACAATGGGAGTATCACAAAAATATAGAACATTTAGCCAATTAATGGAAGACGTATCTATTGATTTTTCTACTTATGCGTTAGAAGGAATGATAGAACCTGCTCAATTGATTAAAGTTGCACAAAGAGTAAACTATGATTTAGGGTTACGTATTCATAGAACTAAGGAAGTAGTTATAGATATAGAGCATGGTAGAGGTCAGATGCCTATGGATTTTCAATATTTAAATTATGCATTTAGATGCGGTGAATATAAGATTAATAGTTCTATGCCGTCAGGTACACATATAGAAACATTTAATGATGTACCATATGTTCCAGCACCCGGAGATACAGCACCATGTGAAGATGGAGTAGCATGTAAGAGCGTATGTGTTGTTAAAACATGTGATGATAAAAATGAATATCAATTAGTTCAAAGGATTGGTCCTAGTCAATTTAGAACTTTTACAAGCTGGACTGAATTAAGAATAAAAGATGTAAATGATAAAGTGTGTTATTGTCCCAGCTTAGGTGCTCAAGCATTAGATATAGCTGAGATTAAAGATAATTTTTTGGTGACTACATTTAGAACAGGTAAAGTTTATTTGAGTTATCAGGGTGCTATGGAAAATGCTCAAGGTGACTTATTAGTTTTAGATCAACCATATTGCAATGAATATTATGAATATGCAATAAAGCAAAGGATACTAGAAAATATGATCTGGAATGGAGAAAATGTATCTCAGCAACTACAGCTAGTAGAATCTAGATTAAGAGGAGCAAGAAATAATGCTTTAGGTTTTGTTAATACACCTAACTTCCAAGAAATGAGAAAAGTTTGGAATATGAATAGAAGAGCTCAGTATCATAATTACTATAATATGTTTTTAAGTTATGCTCCTGCAAATCCTAGATTAGCTACAGCACCAACTTTATCATCAAGTTCATCAGCATCATGCCCAACTTGTTAAAGAGATAATATACCATGGCTAAAAGTAGATCTTCTAAAAATACACAACCACAAGGATCATCTTCAGTAAACACAAATGGTTTTACTAAAGGTATGAATAAAGATGTTGCACCTTCATTTGAAGGGCCTCAATCTTGGTGGCATGCTCGTAATGCAGCAAATAACTCAGAAGATGGTGATCTAGGTATGATAGGTAATGAACCATCTAACTTGCAGTGTGGTGTTATTCCATATACTGTAATTGGAGCTATACATAGATATGCTGATGAATGGATAATATATTCTACAGATGATATTAATTCTGAGATAGGAAGGTTTGATGATAGTCAATGTAAGTATGAAACTATTGTAAATGATAAGTGCTTAAACTTTAATAGAAAGTTTTTAATAACCGGAGCAGCAAAAGAAAACTTTGATTGTACATGGCAGGTATACTGGGATGATGCTAATAATCCATCTCGTACTTTAAATATTGATAATGTACCATGGAATCAATTTCAAGTATCTGGTCCTGAAATTAATGGCTCTGATTGTGTAGAATATGAAGATGTAGTACCAAGAAGTTTAAACTGTGAAAAGATTAGACTTGCCCCATTGGTAGATACACCATGTATTGTACTATCTAAATCAGTTGACTCAGGTATAATTGCTAATGGAGCTTATCAAGCTTTTATAGCATATGTAGAAAATGAACAAAAAGTTACTGATTACATAGGTGTTTCAAATATACAAACCATATGGAGTCATCTTGGTACAAGTGGATCTTTAGATATTGAAGTTAGTAATTTAGATAAGGAATATGAATACTATGAACTTGTAATATTAAGAAGAAACCAAGGTCAAACTTCAGCTAAGAAGATAGGTATATACAGCGTTCAACAAAAAAATATAAACATTGATTTTATAGATGAGTCTTTAATTTCTGTTAATCTAGTAGAAATACCATTACGTAGTCCTGCTTATGAAAAGTCTGAATCAATGTTTGTTGTTAATGACTGGCTAATACGTCAAGGTCCTGTTGAGCAATTTGATTTTAATTATCAACCAATAGCAAATGAAATAAAAGTAAACTGGGTAACTAATTCTTTAAGCTCAACTTATTACTATAAAGGAGGTAATAAATTTAACTTTTTACGTGATGAGCAATATGCATTCTTTATAAGGTGGATATACAATACAGGTGAAAGGTCTTCTTCTTATCATATTCCAGGTAGAGCACCGGAACAGTTTACTACACCTCTAGGAGAAGAATATAGTGAAGACGAAATAATATATGGTGATAATGTATTAAGCCCAAATGGTGATCCGTTATTTAAAGTATATAACACAGCTTCAGTAGAAAATTTGCTTGGAAATACTGTACTTCCTGATGATAGTTTATTAACATCATCTGGTAAAATGGGTTATTGGGAATCAACAGAAAGATATCCAAATGAACCTGATATATGGGGTGACCTATGCGGAAAACCAATTAGACATCACAAAATGCCTTCTGAAGAGACAGGACCAACTCTTCATTTATCAAATACAGGCGGTGATAATATAAACATATTAGGTGTTCAATTTAAAAACATTGGCAGACCTAAGTTTAACGATGGAACTTATATACCTAACGTTGTAGGATATGAGATACTTAGAGGTTCTAGATTAGGTGCAAAGTCAATATTAGGAAAGGGTATATTTAGAAATATGCGTGAGTATACTATTCCTAATGGTGAGAATTTAATTGGTGGAAATGTACAAGGTTTATATCCTAATTATCCGTATAATGATTTAAGAGCTGATGTATATTTTCATGATGGTAATGCTAATTCAATTCATAGAACTGAGGGTTGTGATACTTATTCACAATCAATAACAAACTTTAAACCTTTAACAGGATATTCTAAAAGTGTATTTAGTTTTTCATCTCCTGATTTAATGTTTACTAAACCATTTCTGAATGCTTATGAAACAAGGATTTATGGAGAAGTAAGCGGTAATTCTAGTGGTTACTTTAAAGCATCAGAAGATCATCCTCAATTTAAATTACTAAGAAATGGAGCTGCAATAGTATCTTCTATTATTGGTGTTGGTTATGCTATGCATAAAGTATTAGGAACAAGAAGCAGAACTATAGAAGGTGCTAGAGGTAATTATCAAGCAAATGATTTTATTATAACTTTTGGTAGCGGTTTTTCGACAGGTGCTGGTTTAAACACTGCAGCAAATGCAGCTGGTGCGGGAGCTGCTATTACTGCACAGACAGCAGCTCAAATTATATTAGACGAATTACTTGATGATTTTATTGGTTTAGCTGATCTTTATGTAGGTGGTACAGGAACACAGGCAAAAGATATTATTACTGCTACAACTCAAACAGCACTGGGTGTTCTACCTGGTGTATTAGGAGGTACAACAACTATTACACAATCTAATGATTCATCAGAGTCATCATTACCATCGATTGTAAGACTATTTGTTGGTAGTGTATTGGCTAAAACTAATATTGCAATAGGTGGAGATGAGATATTAGAATTAATTTATAACTTAGTTAATAAATCTGATTTTGTATTTAAGTATAATTCTTATGGATTTTTTAATTCATTTGATAAAAATAACACGGGATTATTTAGAATTAAAAATACAGATTCAAATTACTTAGGTCAATCATTTCAGTCATTTGATAGCGGAAAATATAAAATCAATAATTTATTTAGACCATCTACTGTTGCTGTTTCTTTAAATAAAGATATTGCTGATCCATCTATAATTGATACATCAAGATTTACAATTGGTGGAGATGTTAATACAAATGGTATAACAGATGATTATGGTGATGATCTTTTAACTGACCCATCAACTAAACAAAAAAGAACTATATCAGCTTATTATGGCGCTCTTAAATTTAATTTTGATAACCAATATGGTCAGCTATCTGGTATAAAGCAAGTTCAAATGAGAGGTTGTGTTCAGCTTTTAGATGATACGAAACCTGATGAATATTTATATACTAGTGATCCAATATTTTCTGGTGATACTTTTGTATCTAGATATACTGAAAAAGTTATAATGCCAATATTTGCACAATATTTATTAGGACAACCTGATGAGTTTACTTATGATTACTCTCAACATGTTAATATACCTTATCCTAGATTTTGGCTAAACTCTCAAAAATTTGATATGAGTGTTTTGGCTAGTGAAATTTCAACTTTAACTTTTGCAGTTTCTAGTGAATTAGATGCTAAGTTTCCTAGTGATTTATTTTATTTAGATAGAGGGGAAAATAGTTGCGGTTCAGGTTTAGGTGCAATCTTTGGTACTAATGGTGATCCTAACCCTAAGTTTTCTATGAGATACGCATATATGTATTCTCATGTTAATGGTATATTAGACTTTTTTGTTGAGTCTGATATAAATTTAGATCAGAGAGATTGGGAAGATGAACCCAAAAAGAAAATATATAGTATATATGACAATAATGATATAGATGAACTTTTCCATGCTAAGATAGAAAAGGATGATAACTTTTATAAGTACGATGAGTCATTAAGTACAAGCAAGTTTCCTACACAACTATCTTCATTTGGTGAAATACAACCTTTAGACTATGACCCTTACACGGCAGAGTCTTGTTTTGTAAATTACCCTAAGAGACTAATATACTCTTTACAAGCTCAAGAGGAATCTAAAAGAGACTATTGGAGAGTGTTTTTAAATTTTAATTACAGAGATTTTAAAAATGAGGTTAGTGTTATTAAGCCAATTAATAAAAGTGGTGCTATAATATTCTTTCCTTATCTATCACCTCAAATGTTTCAAGGACTTGATACATTAAAAACACAATTAGATACTAAGCTAACAATTGGTGATGGTGGTTTATTTAGCCAACCATTTCAAAATATAGCTAATGCAGATATATCAAATGAATATGGTTCATGTGAAAGTCTAAGGGGTGTTATAAATACTCCATTAGGATTATTCTTTATATCACAACAACAAGGAAAAATATTTCAATATGCTGGTCAAGGTTTAAATCCGATATCTAATAATGGAATGAAATGGTGGTTTGCAAAATACTTACCATCAAAGTTTGTTAAACAATTTCCAGATGCTGAGCATTCTGTTTGGTCAGATAACCCAGTAAATGGTGTTGGCTGTCATGTTATATATGATTCAGTAGATGATATTGTATACTTCATGAAGAAAGATTATATATTAAAATCTGAATATATTGCTAATGCAATATTTACAGACAGTTTAAGTAAACCTGTATCTATTAAATTATTAAATGTATATACTCCTGTTGACATTGGTGATCCTTTATATTTTGATGATTGCTCATGGACTGTAAGTTATGATCCTAAATCAAAAGCTTGGATTTCTTTTCATGATTGGCATCCTGGTTTAGCTTTACCAAGCATTAATCATTTCTTTACAACTAATAGTTATACTGATTTAGATGCTCCTTATTGTCCTACTGGTTATACTTATAATTCTACAAATGGTTTATGTGAGTTAAACGTTAACGAAACAAGTTTATCAGAAGTAACAATAGATGATATTGCAGCTACAGTTACGGGAGGACCAGATGCGTGTTTAATTGATATTGTAGTGGCAATGGATACTTCTTTTTCTACGGGATCTGGTCCAGGTTCTGCTAGGGAAGCACAGCAGACTTGGTTAACTAGTTTTTTAAATGATTCTAATATAGTAAATTTAATGGCTGCTGATCAGTTACAAATTGGATTTGTATCTTGGGGTATTACAAGTGTAACATTTAATATGGATCCAGGTGCAGTTACAATGAGTAATACTGTAACAGAATCAGAAGTTAAAGATTTTTATGATGATAATTGGCTTAATAGTTCTGATACTGATATAGCATTAGGATTACAGGTTGGTAATACAGTAATTTCTGATGGTGCTAATTCTACATTGGGTGACAGAACAAGTAGTCCTTATTACAAGTCTATAATAATACTTGTTACTGATACTATAACAGCACCAGCTACAAATGTTGGTATACCATATACTTCAGTTGGTGATGGTACTGGCCCAAGTTATCAAGTTGTATATGCAATGTTTTGTGGTGCAACTAGTGTTGATCCACCTAATGCTAACATATTAGATTACATATCTAGATCTTCAGGACCAGTAAATGTTGATCCTTATCAATTTGGAATTAACGCATCTTTTCCTCCAACATTTGGATTAGCTGCAGATGCAATTTCTAATAGTGTATGCAATGACGTGTATTCATGCAGCTGTCCAACAGGCTATACTTTAGTTTATCCTGATTTAATTAATTCAACATATACGTTATCTTCAGGTACTTGTGATGACATTAATCCACCAATATGCAGAAGAGTTACTTGCGAATGTCCTACTTCTACAGTACCTAATATTCCAGTTGTAGAATCAGGTATATGCCCTGACACTGCACCTTTAATATTTCAAATAGGTAACCCAGACTTTGTACAACCGGATCCACGTAGGTGTAGCTATTCTGTTTATATTAGTACCCCTGCTAACTTTACATACGGTGGTATATGGAGGCATAATGTAAGATGTGACTCATTTGCAAATTATTACGGTAATGATTATCCTTGGGAAATAGATTTAATTTCAAATACAGGACAATCAGTAAATACAATAAGAAGCTTTGAATATCAACTTGAGACTTATGTATATAAAGGAGATCCTCAATATAATATGTGTGGTGGAGATAAATGGGAAGATTTAGATTTTAACTTTGATGAATCTATCATATATAACAATGATCAGGTATCAGGTTTATTATTACTTAATAAGCAACCTGCAAATGAACCTTGGAAAAACTTAAATTATCCAATTATTAATTTTAATAATATTGATATACTAGTTTCTAAAGTTGAACATAAATTTAGATTTAATCAGTTTTGGGATATAACAAACGATAGAGGTGAATTTACTAATGCAGAGCAGCCTATATTTAATACTCAATCTAATGGTTACATAAGACCTTTAAATGAAATAAATCTTAACTATCAAAAGAATGCTACTCAACGTAAGAAGTTTAGACATTATTCTAATAACTTAATTTTACGTAGAAATGTATCAGGATCTAGAAAGATGTTATTAAGATTGAATAATACTAAACTTTTACTATCACAGAGATAATGGAGAATAAAAAAAGCATAGGATTACCTGGTGGACCAAATGAGTTTTTAAAAGACATAACTCAGTACATATCTATAGAAGGGTACAAGCGGTATAGTAAAGATATAAACAATCCGGTTAATATCATTGAGTCAGGTTCAATAACAATGGAGGATGTAGATTTCCCTGTTATGGGGACTGATAACTTAGGTAACAGTCAGATGATGATGCCTGGTAATAATTATCAGTTTCCAGGAGATAGGGTGTTTGAAGTACCTATGGCACAGACAGGTTATGAAGTTCCAAAAAGAAATGGTGTTAGACTAAACTACGATGATCAAGGTAAAGTAATTGGTGAGTCTTCTCATATAATGAAAACCGAAACTGATGGAAAAGGAAATTGGTTTTCTTTCCCCACATTATTTCAAGATGAAGATGGTACTTGGGATACTACTTATGAAAAACAAATCCAGTTAAATGAAAAAAACTGGATGCCAGCTTATAAAGAAGCACAGAGAAGGGGAGAAGTTATTGAGTTCGGTACAGATAAAGAAGCTGCTATTAAATTTGGAGAAGGTTCTTGGAAACCTAAAATGAAACGTGGTGGAGGTTTATTAGATAAAACTATGGAATGCAATAACTGTGGTTGGTCATGGAAAGCTGCAGATGGTGGAGCTGATGTATCTACATGTCATAAGTGCGGTGGTAGTGCATTACCTAAAGCTCAAGATGGTAAAGAAGCTACAGCTAATACGTTTGGTAATATGGCACATAATCTAATAGATTATTTTACTCCTATAGATAATTCAAATCCAAATAGAGTAATAAGCAATTATAAACCCAGCATAAGTAAAGATAAAGCAGCAAAATACTACACATATAAAGGACTTATGGATGATGTAGTTAATAACCTTACTGATCAGAAAACCATAGATAGAATAAATTCTACTATAAGCAACCTAAAGCAAAAAGCTCCGTCTGAAAAATACCTTGTTGAAAAAATAGGTATAAACAGTAATACAAAAGTTAATCCTAGTTTTGAAAGTCTTTATAATTATTTTAAAAACGTAAGAAAAATAAATAAATCTCAACAGATGGGTTCTATAAACTTAGGACACTATAAAGTGGATGCAGGTGAAGATGAGAATGGTAAATATATAAGTATTTTTGATACATATGATTGGAACATTTTAGATAAATTTAAACCTAAAGGTTGGGAAATATACGACAGAGTATATGAGAAGGACTTTAAATACGGTAGTTCTGTACCTAAAGCTCAATTTGGTAGGGAAACTTATACTAGAGAAGAAAGTGTAGCAA